CGATCGTGGAACATCGTTAGTTTGATGTCGCAACCGTCCAACAGTTCTTTTGTAATCGCCTCCGGTGCGATCACTTCGCGGGCTTCGCTTTCCTCGTCACTCCAAAGCGGATCCGATGGCGTGTTAAACAGGATCGCGTAACCGGTAATAACGCGGCTTTCGCCCTCGCCTCCGGCCTCTCGTATTTTCAGATCGGCAACGGCCGTCCTCAATACCCTTTGTACTAACTGCTCTTTCTTATCCATTTTCGTTTTGTTTAGTTGCGGGATCCGCCTTTGGCTGTTTCTGGGCCTTTGGCTTACCGCTTTCTGTTATATTCCTAAGATTTGCTGATACCAATACAACGTCGCCACCGGGTACGGGTGGCTTGTTCTCTTCCTGTCGCCACTCATTAACGGTATAGATACCGGCCGCGATCGTCTGCGTCTGGTACTTGATACGGCTTTCGAGATCGCACGCGTACAGGCCCCGGCGGTCAAACTGAAACAGGCGTTTGCCTGTGAGTGACGGGGCCACCAACTTACGCAATAACTCAACCTCGATTTTTCTAAGGATCGGGTTAAGCGTATTCGACAAAAACGCCACGTTAGCCATTTCCGCCGATTTGTAATTGTTACTTGTGTCGTCGAATACAAACGACGGGTGTACGCCAAAGAAACGGCAAATATCGCGTACCGTAAACTTTCGGCTCTCCAAAAACTGCATATCAGTTGAGGATAGCGAAATTTGCTTAAAGTCCACCTGTCCCGGCAAACTAATAATGCGCTCGCCGTTCTTAAACTTGGTGTCCGCGCTCTTGGCGGCTTTCTTCAATTCCTCGTCCTGATACTCGCCAAAACCGATCGTACTTTTGTCGTTGGTGATAATACCGCGAACAGTACCGCCGTTGGCGAAACGCGCAAACGTTTCCTTATCGCCGACGTTGGCGATATTCAACGTTAATTGTGCGTACTTCAATACGCTAATACCTCTTTTTCCGTCTGGGGATATACCCTTAATGTGTATTACTTCATCCTCGCCAAACGTACCGTATATCGCGGTCTTTTCATCAAATACCGTGTACTCGTCGTTGTACGTGTCGTGGCTAACAGTCCCGCGTTTTGCAAGTGCCAAACGATCGGGTTCTAAGGTGACGGGGTTGTATATCGGGAAAATATACGCGTTGCCGTCTAACAGTACGTTTTCGATAACCTGCGCCCAAAAGTCGAAAGCGTTAATGTGGTTATCCGGTTGCACCGTCAACAGATAGTGCAACCGGCTGTTATTGTCCGGTACAAAGATACCATCCTTTAATCGCATAAACCGCAACGGCAAATTTGCCACGCTTTCGCTCAACAGGCGTACGCAACGGTACACCGTGGCAACGCTCATTGCCGTATTGGAAATGCCATAATCGAAAAACTGCGTATAATCGCCAACGCGGGGGCCTGTCTGTGTTGCCTCCGGTTCGGATTCGCGCGCCTGTTCGTTGGTGGCCTCTTCCTGTACTATTGGCTCCGGCTCTTCGTTTCCGCCGCCAAATATTTTACTCCAAAATCCCATTGTTGATCAACATTTGCCACAAATTTATGCTAAATTTTGAGCAAATAAAAATCCGCCACGGTGTATCACGGCGCATTGTGGTACATCGTGGCGCAAATTTAGATTTATTAGGAAAATAGTTATAACGGCCTACCTCTCAAACGAATACAAAAGCCCTAAAGCCATTAAAAGCGTTATCGCGCCGTCGATCTTTCGATACTGCGTTATCTTGATCGGTTTTTTGTTCTCCATCCTATCTTCGTCGATCAAACAGTTAGTTAGGCAATAGGCATTAATCGGGTTGTCGTTCCACTCGATCTTTACCGGATCATCATACGCCAACATTTCAAAAGATTCTACGGGTAAATTAAAATTGCCGTACGTCTGGGAAAACGGTAACATTACGTTTGAGGCTCCGGCCGTTGCAAGTATGTTAACGAGATCTTTAGCCTTATACGCGTCGTACCCGATCCTGATAATCTTAACTCTCCGGTTTCGTCTTAGTATATCGTCGGCGATCATACGTACATCGATCTTGTTGCCCTTGCAGAATTTCAAATGGCCGGACGCGTTCCATAGCCTATAAAGTTGTTCGTTGGGGTGTCCGGGTAACGATCCCTCCGGAAAATAATAATCCGTGTGGGCCTTAAAACGTTTTTCGTCGGAATGATACAGGGCGTACGTTACCGCGCTAAAGTCGTCACGTACTGAAAGGTCAAACGCAACGGCGCACTCCGGGCGGCCCTCGGCTTTTTCCGGTATTTGGTCAATATCAAACGATCCCAACAGTTCTTTTGCTTTTTCCAAAGAAAACCACGATTTTTCAGCATTTACGGCAAAAATATTTAATAATTTCGTCCTAAACGCCAACATATTTTCGGCTGATAATTGCGCCGTTGCCCACTCGTTTTCGTAAAAATCGGGTTGTACCGTTATACCTAAGTGGGGCTGCACCTTTGCCCACGTTGCCGGATCGCCCTCGAAATCGTCCACGTCTGGCATAAACAGGGCGGCAAAGATCGTATCGTTTTCGATCTCTCCGCGTAATACCATCTTTACGCCCTCCAATTCGTGTACAAACGGGCCGTCCACAACGTCGCTTGCCGTCGTTATTATAACGGTCAACGGCTCACGGCGCGGGCCCATTGACGACGTTAATACGTTTTTCAGATCTGCGCCGTTTTTGCCGGCTGTGTTCCTTGCCTGTGCGTACTCGTCCATTATCACCAACGACGCGTGCAAACCGTCTTTTGTCTTGGCGTTGGCCGTTAAGCATTGTATCAGACTGTCGCGGCCTCGATCCTTAAACGTAATCTTTTCGCGATTGATCCTAAAGTGCTTTTCGGTTGGATCGAGATCTTGCATAATGGCCCGGATCTCGTCGAAACATATTTTGGCCTGATCGTATGAGTTTGCACCGACGTACGCCTGCGCGTTGTTATCACCAAACAACAGATCGTCAACTGCCAGAAATGCGGCCCACGTCGTCTTACTGAACTTACGCGGCACGAATATATACGCCGTACGGATCAGGCGGCGGCCGTCCGGTAACGCGAAACCAAAGATATTGGCCATCTGGAATACTTGCACCGGCGTTAATTTATATCTGCGCCGGCCCGTGGTTCCACTAAACCGGATCTTTTCGTATAACCGGATCTTTCGTTTTACCCTCTTCGGCTTCCATTGGTACTTATCGAGCAACAGGAAAAACCGCCGGATCGCGTACAACTCGTAAATATTGTGCGCTTCCGGGTTGTCGATATTCTGCAAAACGTACTCCGTAATACGTTTGTCGGTGTCGTCCATTGCATACGCGTATCGCGCCAAATATTCGCCGCGTTTCGCCTGCAACTCGCTAACCAGATCCTTTTTTAACTGCCTTTCCCGGCTTTTCTCTTCGTCTGTCATTCTTCATCGTTTTTGAAATCCTCGATAAACTCGTTAAACGCGTCTCCATCCGTCTTACGTTCTTTCGCGTCCGTATTCATACCCAAAGCCCTTAACGCTTTCTGTGACTGCTGCAAAAGATCCATATACAGTTTTTCTTTGGGGTTCAACGTCTCACGGTTGTTGCCCTCTCTCGAAATCTCGACGTTTACGATCTTATACCCGTCGGCCGATATGTCGGCGGCCACAATATCAGCACGTACCAACAGTTGGGCCGCGATATTGACCTGCATCGACAATTCGGCCGTATATTTGCCTTGTTCTTTGAGCAACTTAACGATATAATCCTTTTTGTTCTTGATCTTTTTCTTTATCTCCGCGCTCTCCTTAATATCGCCGGGTAACGCCGGGATAATAACGGCCTGTGGTAACTCCGGCTGTTGTTGCTGTACCTTATCGCTCCAACCTCTCCGACGGCCTTTGGTCTTTAGGTAAAAGATCGTGGCCGTCGTATCGCCGGCGTTTATCAGATTCATAAGTTTAGATTCGACGTAATCGATTTGGGCCTCCATAACCTCTTCGACGCGTTCCCTAAACTCTGGATCCTGATTATACCAAACGTAATATGTCGATCGGCTTATGCCGGTCGCCTCACAAGCCACGCAGATTACACCGCCGGCCGCTTTCAGATTGTTTAAGAATAATTCCCGCTTTTCCATACCGCTTATTTTTCAAAACTCCGGATCCCGTCGAAATACTCTTTGTAAAAGTCAAACAGGCCCTTATCTATTGTAATACTCCCTTGTTCGGTTCTCGGATTGGTGTTAATGTTGGCCGACGTTTGAATACCGAAATAGAAATTATCGGCCTCATTGTAACCGGCGTATATTTTGCTGTGGTTCTTGAATACGGCGGCCCGGCCGGCCTCCGGGTACTTACCGTAGAAATCTTTTATCATTTGCCATTCGATCTTATACGATCCGGGGAAGATCTCGCCCAGATACATATCGAAACGGCGGATCTTTCCGGCCTCGTACCATTCTTGGATCTGCAAAATATCCTCGGCCGCCATACACCACGTTGAGCAAAGCACGAAATCCAAATCGTGTTGGTTCAACACAACTTTTAAGTACGTCAGGCTATCCACGTCGCCGGCCGTGATAAAGTTATACGTTGCGCCCTGCTGTAATTCCACATACTGCATTGCCTCCAACATCTTTACTTCGCTAAATGCGCGCCGGTACTCGTACCTCTGTGATAGTTCGGTACAGGCTTTCGTACGCCGGTGGGCGCGCTTGGCTCCGGCCGCGTCCGGCGTTGGATCGTCGGCCGGATCCTGTACCGGATCAGGCGCGGCGGGCTTCTGGCCACCAAAGTTAAAACCGCCGAAATTGAAACCTCCAAAATTCAAATCGTCTGCCATATATAATCGTTTTATTGTCTGTTCAAATTGTCCGGATGGGGCTCGTATTGGGAAATCCCCCACGGCCCCAAAAAGTACCTCGTGTGTGGAGAAGAGGGGAGGCGAGGTTTAACCGGCCCCCGGCCCTTTTCAAAAACAGGCCCCCGTTAACATCGTTTAACAAATTCATAAAAATTTTTTTACAAATTGTTTTAACTGTTCCTCTCGCTGTCTCTTGGCGTGGGCCTTACCTGATCGTCCCATTGCCTTATGCCTTTCGACGTGGCACGCGTGGCAAAGCGATCTAAGGTTGTATGGATCGAACATTGCAACTTCTTTCTCCCTGTTTGTGAGTTTGTCAGATACAGGCGTTACGTGGTGTACTTCTGTCGCCGGCTCGATCTTACCCTTTTCCTCGCAATCCTGACAAAGCGGGTGTTTTGTTAGTTGGGATCGCCTCAACTTTAACCATCGGTTCGTATGGATCATTTTATTATATTGTTTGTCGTTTGTCATAACTCAATGTTTTTGTCCTCTGCGCTGTGCTTACGGATCAGGTAATTAAGACTATCTAATAAAGACTGTTGTACGCCTTTCTTGTTATCCAACGCGGCGTTTGCCCTCTCGTCCACGGTGTTTGCCGTTATCAGTTTGTACACCTGTACCGGGTACTGTTGGCCCTGTCTGTGCAATCGGGCGTTTGCCTGTTGGTATAACTCCAGATTCCACCCCGTGCCAAACCATACGATATAATGGCCTCCGGCTTGCATATTCAGACCAAACGCCGTACTCGCCGGGTGTGCCAATAGTACGTCGATCTTTCCGGCGTTCCACTCTTTTAACTGTGCCTCTCCCTCGTATGCCTTAACGGTGTACTCTTTGAGTTTGTGGCGGATCCTGTCTATATCGTGTTTATACTGATAGAATACCAATACGTTGTTACCGTTTGCGGCTTCTATGATCTCCGCCAACTTATCCAACTTTTCGTCGTGTATATGGTGTACGTTACGATCTTCGTCGTATATTGCACCGTTGGCGAATTGGCTTAACTTATTCATCAGGCCGGCCGCGCTGTTGGCCAATATGTTTGCAGATTCGCCGGCGTGTTCCTCGGCAAACTCCAAAACCTTTTCCTTTTCAAACGTGGTGTATTGCTTCATCATTGCCGGCGATAACTCAACCTTAACGACGTGGGTTAACATATCCGGCAACTGCAAATAATCCTTTGCCTGCATTGATAAACAAATGTCGGCGATCTTCTTACGTATCACGTCGTCGTACCCTTTTTTAACATCGCAACGTACTATAATATTGTTCCACTTGTGCGTCTCAAAATACGTTTCCCTGTACTTCGTTATCGACTTACCCAGACGCTCGCCCATATCGATACAATACATCTGCGCCCAAAGATCGATTAAGCCATTAGGGGCCGGCGTACCGGTTAACCCGATCACCCGTTTAACGGTCGGCGTTGCCATTCTCATTGCCTTAAACCGGTTACTCTTCGCGCTCTTAAAACTTGTGAGTTCGTCGATAATCAGTACGTCAAACGGTAACATTCCGCCATACAGGCCAACCAACCAAACAAAACTATCGCGCCCGATAACGTAAACGTCGGCCTTTGACTGCAACGCCAATTTACGTTGTTTCTCTGTGCCCATCACCTTTGCAACCTTTAGGCTCTGCAAATGATCCCACTTTTGGGCCTCCGTCGTCCACGTCGTTTCGGCAACTTTCTTTGGGGCCACTACCAACGCGTTTGTAATCTCGCAATCGTCGATCATATCCTGTACTGCTGTTAATGTGCTTACCGTCTTACCCAATCCCATATCCAGAAACAGGCCGCAACGTTCTTTTGTCAGGATCCAACGGATCGCCGTTTTTTGATAGTCGTATGGTGTAAACTTCATTGTTCGTCCTCCTTTCTTGTGATCCATTCGATCTTATTAACCAGATCGTCCACGCCCTCTTTACTATCGATTACATAAACCTCCTGACCGGCGGCCCGTAACTCTTCGTGTCGGATCTGCTGCAACTTAGTTGGTTTTTCGCCTTTGCTCTTCAACTCTACCCAGATAATCCCGGAATATGGTAACAGTACGATACGATCCGGATAACCAACCGTGTTTGAGTTTGAGTATTTCAGGCAAAGCAAACCAATTTCTTTTGTTCGCTTTACTAAATATTTCTCGATCGCCTTTTCTGATACCTCGGCGTGGTTTGTTATATTCTCGATACTCTTTTTCATAATGGTAAACTTTCGCGCGCGTACGCGTATCTTTTTGTAATTTATATGTTATACGTATTATTTATATATAAAAACATAACTCTACAACTTTATAATATTTTTAGTTTACTTGGTTTACCTTTGTCCGGATCGCCTTTGTTTATTGGGGTTTCGCGGTAAACTAAATTAGTAAACTGAACATTTTTTGTTTGGTTTACGTTTACCTCCGATTTTCCCGATTTAACCTTTTTTGGTAAACCGAACATTTTAGTTTACCTATATATCCGCGTCGTCGGTTTCCCCGGTATATCGCCGCCTAAATCCTTTCTGTATGCCGTATAACCGGGCCGCGTGTTTCGTACTGCTGATACGCTCCCAATCGTCCGACGCGTCCATTATCCGGCAGATCTTACGGGCCAAATACTTGTATTCCTTATCGCCCATATCACGGCCCAAACGTTCACAAATAAACTCTGGCGCGCAAAACCTTTCGCGGGTATCTGTCGCCTCCGCGTCCAAAGGATCAGGGTTACGGATCCACGCCCGGCGACGTGCAAGATCCCACGTATTCCAATCCGGCGGTAACTTCATATCGACAAACGCGCGTACCATATTTGTAAGTGGATCGTCTGCCTCGTCGTTAAATTCGGCTTGCTTCTGGCGTGCCTCGGCTTCGAGATCGGCGGGCAAATACAATCTTTCGCCCCGACGGTAATACTCGACGGCCTCGGCCCATAACTGATCGCGTACGGCCTCCAGATCTTCGCGCGTGTCGCTGTAACGTTTCAGATCGGGATTTACCCGGATCACCCAGAAACGACGGTTTCCTGTGTCACCTTTCAAAAAGTAAGTTTCGTTGGTGGTTCCACAAAAGATACATTGGCGCGGGTGCTTTTCCACAACTGTACCGTACGCCGGCCTGTACGTATCATCTTGCCGGGAAATATAGGCTTTCACCTGTTCCACGTCGGATCGCTTGATACTACCCAACTCCGGTAATTCGATAACCCAACCGCCGCGCGCCTGCTCCATTCCGCTTTTACCCTCCATCGTAACCAGACTATCGTTAAACCATTTGCCGCCCATTACCGAAAACAACGTACTTTTACCGATTCCCTCGGCTCCGGTAATAATCAGGCAATAGTCGTATTTACAACCGGGTTTCATTACGCGGGCCACGGCGGCCGTAAAATGCTTACGTGTCATTGCACGATTTAACGGTGTGTCGTCGGCTCCGATATAATCGATAATCAGCGTTTCCAATCTTGGTACGCCGTCCCATTCCAGATTATTAAGGTACTCCCGGATCGGGTGCTTACGGTGGCGCGTCAAAACCGCGTCGCGCGCGTCCTTAATTTTATCCTTACCTGTTACGCCGTAATTCTCTTCCAGATATATACGCAAATTCGCGTCGTCCCTGTTGCCCCATTGTGTCGCTTTACGATCCCACGGCAAACCTCCGCAAACGAGATCGAAACCGCTAAACTCGTCGTGCCAAAGGTGGCCGGCCAACTCCGGATCGTTTTCGATAATCTGTATAATGTTCTTTGCCGTTGACTTAATCGCGCCCTTACGGTCGTACTCTAAATCCTGCATCCACTCGGTATTTGTAGATACTGCGCTGTCCCCGGCTTCTTGCAGATCCACGTCGGCAAAATCTGTGGCCGCGTCTGCCCGGCGTTCCTTAGTGAGTAATACGCGTACGCCCTTATCGGCGGCCGCGAAATCTTGCATTTTCAGGTACGACGGCAAACGGGTAATATCCGTTACCTTTGTGCCCTCGTCGTAGATCCCGTATTTGTGGATCCTCACCAGATCGAAAGCGTTTAGCAACTGACGGCCGGCCGGATCCGTTTCGTGGTGGCTGTATGCAAATTTGCCCTCGTAGCAAACCAATCCCCCGGCAACTGATCCCTTTTTGTACGTGTATCGTCCGGGCGTGGCCGTTGGCTCGTATGTATCTGGCAGAAACTTTGCAATCGCTTCCTCGATCTCGTACGCGCGACAAAACGCGCCTATTAGTCCGGGTTTCTCTGTCGGATCGCCGGCCTTACGTATTTCGTGGGCCAATACGTCGCCCTCACGGCTCGATACCGGCCACTCGCTAACGTCCTGTGGATTTACGTACGTTGCCAATATCTCGTCCACGTTGCACGCGGGGCCGTCCTGTACCTCAAATACAAACTCCCCGTCTCGGCTTGTACTCGGCCAATAGAATAAACGCGGCAACTGATAGGTCGTAATATCGAAAAGATCTATACCAATAGCGGCCGCGATCTTACGACAAAGCGGCTCGTATTCGTTGGGCTTCACGTTACGGCTCAACGGGAATACCAGACGAAAACGCGGTGTCTCTGGCGTATGCTTGTGGGTACTGTACAGGATCGCCGCGAAATTGAATTGCATCGTAAAATCGTCCCATACGTCGTTTGTCCCGTAATCAATATCCAACGTTGCCACGCTTCGCCACATAACGTTTGCAGTCTTACGCGTACCTCCGGAAAGATAACCGCCGACAAAACCGCCAACGTCCTTTATGTCGCTTTGTTCTTCGCGTGTCATTTTCGCGTACTCCTTGACGCTTTCGCCGGTACGTTTCGTTTCGCTGCACCGATTAACCAGATCGGCCCAACTCCACTTTTTATTTTTCCATTTCTTAGATAGTCGGCTGTGGGCCGTTGCTATATCTAACTGAAAATCGTGTTGTAACTTCATACGCTCTTACCCTGTATCTCTTCGATCAGATTATTAAAATAGTCGTAATCGGATTCCTGTACCTCTAACTTAACAGACCAAACGCCGCGCTTGATCCGGGAAACTCTCATATCGAAATATCGGCTTTCACCATATAATCGATCGATCAGGATTTTAAGAAATCCGGCCACCATCTTAACAACGATCTCCTTTGTATCTTTTTTCTTTGCCATACGATTAGCCTTTAGGGCCTCCAATATTTGTAATATCTCCAATCAATACAGGCGGGGCCGTACTCGCATACTGTACAACCTGATACGCTGCAAGTCCCGTCGCCGGGCGTTTCATCGTCCGGATCATACGCTATACAAGTACGGCAAACCTTTACTTTCATTTCTTGGATCTCTTACGCTTGTTTTTTACTTCTTTTACTTCGTCCCCCCCCCTGTGCTTCAAACTCCGGGAATAACCATTGCTCTTTTACCTGTGGCCTTGTTCGGCCGGGTTCCATTTTCTTTACTTCCATAATGCTTTGAATTAAAAGTTAATCAACCATACTAAGATCTTAATACAGATCACTATCACCCAAAGGATCGTGAAAAATCCAACGATACCGCCGAAACAACCGGCCGCGCCCTTTACTAACTGTTTTTGTTCGTCATTCATACGCCTTGAAACATTTTAAGTATTTGTTTTGCCTCGTTGTTTATATGGTTGCGCGTATCGCCGTCTGTAATATCGCAACTCATTGACCAGATCGTTACCCATCCAATCAGGGTAACTTTAGTTTGGATCTTTGCAACGTACATTGTCGGCAACGGCTCGGCCTGTATTGTGTTGCTGTCGATCTGTTGAACGTACGCGTTTAGGTCGTTTTGCTCTTCAACCAATCGCGTTTCGCGTCGAAAAATACTGTTAATTCTCATACCGTAAAATTTTAGAATAGTGTTAATCTTTCAGATAATAGGGTGTCGTATAACCGGCTCCCTTTAGTGGTAGATCCCTGCACCAATCAATCGGCCGGCTAAACAGGGCCTCAACGTCGGCCAACGTTTGATCGGGTGTGGCCTCCACAATAATTTCGTCGTGGATATGGAAAACGACGTTTAGGCCCTCTTTCTTGGCTCGCAATATAACGATACCCAATATATCACGGGCAACGGCCTGTACGATGTTCTCCGTTAGTTTTCCGCCGTACGTCCTTATCTTTCCCCATTTCTTGGTTGTCTGATTCAGGCCCTCGTACTCGATAATATCGTGGTCGCCTCTCCAACCGTCGTTGTACTCTGTGCCAACTTCGGCGCGTGGGTAACAGATCGTGCGGCCGGACGGTAACGTAATTGTCAGCATACCCCAACGGCGGCCGATCACGATACCACGATGGATCGTAACGCTCTGGCCTGTCTGTATCGCTGTGATCGCGGCCTTTTCGATGATCGCCCACATCTTAACGATACGCGGGTTACTGTCGCGCCAAAGTTTAACGATCTCTTTTTCCTCGTCCTCTGTTAGCCCCAATTTCGCGCCGCCCATTGCCTCCAAAGCGGAAACGCCGCCGCCGTAACCTAACGCCAACGTGGCGATCTTTCCCTTTGGTCGTAACTCCGCGTTTTGGCCGTGTTTCTCCACGGGTACTTTGAACATCTTAGACGCGTTGGCGCAATAAATATCGCCTCCGGATCTGAATACGTCCAATACCCAATCCTCGGACGCTAACCACGCGATAACGCGGGCCTCGATCGCCGAAAAATCGCAAACGTGGAAAGTATGGCCGGGCGCGGCAATAAACGCCGTACGGATCAATTCGGAAAGTACCTGTGTTACGTTCCCGTAGTTCATTTCAAACTCTTCGAGATCGCCGGCGCGTACCAAAGTACGGGCGTAATCCAAACTTACTAAGTGGTTCTGTGGTAGGTTCTGCACCTGTACCAGACGGCCGGCCCAACGCCCCGTACGGGCGGCTCCGCAAAATTGCAAAAGCCCGTGGATCCTACCATCTTCGCAAACGCATTTCTGCATTGCCTGATACTTTTTGTTTGAGGTCTTACCCATTTCCCGCCGGATCTGCAAAACCTGTTGGGCCTTTGGCCAATAGATCAGTTGTTTGTCGAGATCGTCGAGATTCTTTTTGTTGAGGCTCTGAATACTGAAACCTGTAACGTTGTGTAACCACTCCTTTATCTGGGCCGGGCTGTTGGGGTTTTCCATCCCTGTAAGATCCTGCGCCACTTTGAGTAATTCGGCCTTGTATTCATCGTCGAAACGCGCGGCCGCGTCAACCAATACCCGATCGATCATAACGCCCCGGTCGTTAATTTCCTGATCGGCCACGTACAGATCTTCGTCAAAATCAGCCGGCTTTAATCTGACTACCTTTGCCCTGATCGCCTGCTCAACTTCAACGTCTCGGATATTGTATTGTTTGAATACGGCCCAACGATCGGGCGCGTCGCTTGGCAAATGGCGGCCGTTCTTACCCGGTACACTAAAATACCGGATCAGCGTTTTGCCCTCTGTCATTTTGCCCTCGGCCAACTTCAAAACCTCGCCGCATTGGCCCAACGATAACGGCAAACCCATACGGGCGGCCAATACCATTGTGCAACTCCATTGGCTCGGATCCATTGGCTTATCAAATCCGTAATACTTGCTTATGCAAATACGCTCAAAAGCCGCGTTAAACGCTGTTTTAAGCACGGCCGGATCTGTCAGGGCCTCGCGGATCTCACCCGGTAATTCTTCACCCATTGCAAAGTCAACGCATTGCACCGGGCCGCCGTCCACGTTGTAAGCAAACAACAGGATCGTAAAATCCGGGGCCTCCACGTACTTATATACTCCGCAATTAACCAAATCGTTACTGCTGTACGTCTCAATATCGATACCGATTTCTCGCATTACTTTTTTGTTTTCTTGGTTCTCTTACGCTTTGGGATCGCCGGCTTTTCCGGCTCCATCTTAGCGATCTCGATATGGAAAGCGCGACGCATACCCTCTAAAACGATCTGTACGATCATCTTTCTTTCGGCCGACGACAATTTGGATTGCTTGGCCTCGATCTGGATATACTCGTTATATAGGGCGTTGCCTGATAACAGGCCCTTATCTTCCAATACCTCAAACGTCGTACGCTTTAGCGGGCCTTTTTCGGTACGGATCTTTTCGCGTTGCTCCTTTAGTTCCTCAATCGCTTTATCGATCTGGGCGGCCACGGCCTCCGGCTCGATCTCGATTTCCCTTTGCTTGGGTTGTTCTGCTTCTTTCTTGCTCATAGTCTGTTTTGCTTATTGCCGGACGGCGCACATCTTCCACGCCGCCCGGCGCGTCCTATTTAATCGTATGACTGAAAGAAAAGCCCAATTTACAGATCTTCGTCGTCGTCCTCTGGCAGATCCACGCCCTCAAAATCAGCCTCGGCCGATACGCGTCCGCCCAAACGATCGTCGTCCTTAAACTTCATAATGTTGTTGAGGCCGCACGCAACGCCGCGATTGCCCGATACCTCGTAACCGTAAAACGTTACCGATATGATGGCCCAAACGCCGCTATAAATCTCGTCCTCGTCAACGATGGGTACTTTGTTCTTATCGACGATACCGGGGCGCGTGTTGCTCTTCGCGTTAACGAAGAAATGCCCGTCGTAAACCTCGTCCTCCTTGTCGTCGCCGTCACGTAACGGCATATCCAATTTTTTGGGTTCCTTACCTCCCCATTTGCCGACGATCGCCTGTTTCTTGGCTTCCTCGATCGCGTTCTGGATCGCCTTAATTGTCTCTTTCTCTGACTTAGGGATTAAGACGTTGGTCATAAACTTACCCTCTGCCTCTGGGCCGTCTGGGTTGTAACGGTTAAATACGTGGGTGTACGAAAGCCTGCACGGGCCAAACACCACCTTAGTTTCTTTTACGATTGGCTTAATCATAATCTTAAATTTTTAATTTTGTGAAACGTTAATTATTACTTATCTCTAACCGGGCCTCGATGTTGTTTAAAACATTCTCCACCGTTCTACCGGGGTACTCTTTAATAATGCCTCGCAACGTCTCCGCCCACATTCTTAGTTTAATATCCTTACTCATACGTCGATACCGTTAAAATCTTCGGCCGCGCTGTTAAACGCCGGGCGTTTGTCGCTGTCAGGCACTAACGTTGGCTTACCCTGTGGCTTGTCGATCCATTGGCCGCAAAGTTCGGCAAAGTGCTTTTTACCAACCAACTTTTCGAGATCTCCGATACTGCGCAATTCGCGTGGTTTCATATAATCGTCGGCCTTAAAGAAATTGGCGTTTAGAGTATCGGCCACGGCCTCCGGGTTAATGATCTTCCGGACGCTTCGGCCCTCGACGATCTTAAAACCTTTGTACTCAACGCCGGCCAACGCCTGTTGTAACGCGTACTCTTCGATACCGGCTAACCACGTCTTGATCGTGGCGATCTTTGGTAATACGTTCTGGGCCATTTCCTCGGCTGTTACCAACTTCGGATCCGGATTGTCGGCGGCTGCTTTTATGCACGTAGCGGCCAACGCCTTGCAACTGTATTTCACTTTGCAGAATTGACACCATTCGCCGGGCTTCTGTTTTCCGTTGGCTCCGAAAGCCTCGACGGCGGCCGGCTTTAGTGTTGTTTCCGCCCAACTATTCAGATCCTCGGCTGTGATCTCAAACTCCGAAAGATTATCGATACGTGGCTGTACGATCGTGAGGCGTACGCGGTTAATATTGTACTCGAAACTAAACGCGTCGTAGGCTCCGATACCGTATATCTTCATTTGTGGATTTTGGTACGCTGACACCTTAACGCCTTTGCCGTACTTAAAATCGATAACGTCGATACAACCATCAGCGATAATTACCGCGTCGGCGGTTCCGAAAGCCTCCGGGACGTAACGGGAAAAATCTAACCGTACCTCAACCAAAAGTAACGCGTCCTTTGTCCTTGCTCTGGCGGCGTTGTACTTCTCAATTACGATCGTGGCGTACGTGTCCGTGTACTCGTCCATTTCGCCGGTGTGGTACTTCTCGTTGAGTTCGTCGATCTCGGCCTGTTCCTCATTGGTAGGTAGGCCCAAAAATCTTTTGAGTTTCAGGGCGCAATACGCGTGGGCTAACGTACCCTCTTCGGCGTAACTGCTACCTCGATCCTCGGCTTTCTCTTCGAGACGTGGCGCGGCGGTGCAATTAATCCACCTGTGGGCCGCGCTTGGGCTTAATAATGCGTGTTGTCCGGGCATAGTCTAAAACGCTTCTGGTTTGGTGATTTCTCCCTTATCGTTCACAATGAGCAAATCGCACTCGCTGATAAAGTCGGCGCGTTTGTCGGCCGGCAACGCGCTTGGCTTGTCGGATCCTAACAGGGCCGAAATATTCTTAAACGTTGCCGTTAACTGCTTGTGGTACTTCTTATACAGTTCGCCGGCTGTGTTTTCCTTATAATCCTCTCCCTCGATACGGCGGCGTGTGCGATCCATTGCCTCGCGTACGTCCTCCTCGGTTAACTCCTTTTTGCCGGGATCCTCTGTCTCCGGTTCGGGCTCCGGATCGTGGGTTTCCTCCGGCTGATCCGTGGCGGTTTCTGCCGGCTTTGGATCGGCGGTTTTCTTACTGCGCCCTCTGGGCGTTTTCTCTGTTGTTGCTTCGATCGCGGGTTGTTCTACAACGCCAACGATTGTACGATTTTGCAGAATTGCCGTAACCAACTGTACGACTTCATCGGTTACACCGATATTGATCTGCACGTTAATACTAAAATCTGTTTTCATAATCGAATAGTGTTAAATTAAAACTTTGGTCTCTTACAATGGCCCTCAATGATCAGGCCATTTAATGTCTCTTTTAGGATCCTGTCGAAAACGTCCTTTTTCAGTTCGTACAGGATCCCGTACGTTTGGCGTAACTCCTTTACCTTTTCCCATTCACTCGGATATTGGGCCGCCATTCGCCTTTCTGCCTGTTTCTTGCTTGGCCTCTGAAAGATCAGGGGCTCGCCTGTTCTCGATCTCGCCATACTCACTTACTCATTTCGTCGGCTATTGCCTTAATGTCCTTACCAACGATAATCGTACCGGCCACGCAAAGGGCAAACAGTACAACGTTAATAATAATCTGTGTTACCATACTCAAATAGGTTTCATTAAATAACAGGATTCCCAACATTTGATAATCTCCGCGCCGGTCGTAACTTTGGCGTTTCCGGCTTTCCGGATCCAAAACTTAATGATCCCGTTTTCCGCATACCGTTTCAGGGTGTGGCGGTCGATCTTTAGGATCTCGGCGGCCTGTCTCTGATTATAACGGCCGTCTGGTGTTACTTCCGGTCGTGTCGTTATCATATCGCGTTCTTAGTGATTGTTATAACGTTGTTCTGGTAGTCCTTAGAAACGGAATACTTACAACGCTCCACGTTCTGTAATTGGTACGCGGTCGTACCGGCGTTGTCGATCGCCTGTGCGTCCGGTAGGTGAAAATCTTTTGTTTCTCCGATGGCCATTTGGCGCAAATCTTCTCTTGTTAATCTTTCCATTGCCTTAAATAGTTAAAAATTACTTATTTATTTACTTATCTTTTGGAATTTAAGAAAAACCGTCGTATCTTTGCACTTACTATCGATTGTTGGGTTGGGCTTAGATGTCCGACGGCCTTTCTTTTGTCCCGTTTTAGTATTTACTTACTTATATCCGGGTGCAAAGATAAGTAGAATTTTACTAACGGCCAAATTTTTAAGTAGAAAAATACTTATTTACTTACTTATTTAACTTTTGTAAACAAATGGACGAAGCAAAATTAAAAGAGCGACTACGGCAAACGCTATCGGATTACGGCACAAATCCGACACAATTAGCGCGTCGTTTTGGCGTAAACCAAAAAACGCTTAATAGCCAGATAAACGGCGATACGGCCGTGTCTGCGAGTACAATTTTACTTGTCTTGTCTGCTTTCCCGGATCTGTCGGCCGATTGGCTTTTACGCGGCTCAACTCCGGATAGCGAATTGCAACGGCTCCGGATCGAAAACGAAACGCTGTACCGGGTGATCGAGCGTATCGGGGCAAAGGTTCCCCAAAAAGCGGCTGTTTAATTATACCAATGTACCCCAAATGAAACAAATCGTTATATCGCTTGTGTGGCTTTTGCTTGTGGCCGGTTGCTCAACTGACCACGGCGACGCTGAAAACGCCGCCACGGGCTCGTATGTAGCCAAAAACGGGGCCCTATTGATCAACGCCGAATTAAGTAACGGGAAATGTTGGCGGATTACGGCATTTAATGGCGGGTACGTGTTTAGTCAGTACGTTAACGTCGTTACCTCTGGTCAATATCCGGATCTCGTTTTTTCCGGTAACGATTTTATCTTTTCCTGTTCTTTCTCGGACGCGGGCCGGTTCTCGGCTAACGTATCGGGCAAACTACCAAATAACGTTGCCGGTGGTACGGGATTTACTGAAATATCCGGTACGTATATATTTAATAAGTATAACGGGATCTTAGACGAAAACGGCGACGGCATATTGGATCAATGATTATGCAAATTTTCAGCAAATAAAAATTAGGAATATATAAGTTATTAAAAATCAATAAGTTAAAAGTATGACAAAATTATTAGAAGGAAATCGCGCGATTATCGCGGGAAACCCTTATTTACAGGGCGTTTCCGAAAAATCCCGTATATGTCAGGGCGGCCAAAAATGGGCTAAAAACGGCGTATTTAGGTACTTTTTGGCGCGATTTTCAGCAAATTTTCAGCAAATTATTAACCCGGTAATCCTGTAATTATGGCACGATCTACGTTACGCCTCGACAAACGGCGGGCCCTTAAAGATGGTACGTACCCGGTACAGATCGTTGTCGGCCACGGTACTAATATCTACCTGAATACAGGCGTATATCTTACCGGCTCCGATTGGGACGATCGCGCGCGGATCTGTACGGGCAAAGGTGCAAAGCGCGTTAACGATACCCTCACGGCTTTATTGACTACCGTAACAAACCGGATCTTGGAATTGAAAGAAAACGGCCAATGGCCGAAACTATCACGGGCACAACTCCGGGAAATGCTTACGCGTCTGGATCTCAAAAAACCGACGGTTGGCGTTCCATCCCTGTACGATCTGATCCAACGTACTTTGGACGGCCGGGCGGATAATACTAAGTATATCGCCAAAAGCGCGATCGAGCGACTTAAAAAATATATCGGCGATCCCTCTAAGGTATATTGTGAGGATATAACGCCGGCGTGGATCGACGATTTTATTACCTCAATGGCCGACGCGTCCGTTAATACCCGCGCCGCGTACGTTAAGGTTGTAAAGCGGGCCGTTAATTACGCCCTCGATCGGGATCTGACGGCTAACGATCCATTCAGGCATTACCGGATCAAAACAGAAGAAACGCGTATGCGAGTTTTGCCGGTTGAGAAACTGCGCCAATTCCGGGATCTGGCGTTGCACTATAAATATAAAGAGTATCAAGATATATTTATGCTAACGTTTTACCTGATCGGGATAAATACCGTCGATCTTTCGCGCCTGACAAACGATAACATCGTTAACGGCCGTATAGAATACCGGCGCGCCAAAACCGGCAAACTGTACAGTATCAAGATCGAGCCCGAAGCGTGGGAAATCATTAACCGGTACAGGGGTA